AGTGCAACAGTGCGGACACCAGTAAGCATAAGTAGCTGAGTTGCGTATCTAGTCATTAAGCTGCCCTGATAGCCTTCAAGCGCTTCAACAAAAGCTGGGATTTCTTTTTTATGTCAGGAATGGGAAGTGGTTCTGTTTTGGCTTGTTTAAGGCGATGGCCAAATCGGGAGCAAAATTGTACTTTGCTCGGCCAGTTACCACAGCAAAACGGAGGACTTCACCGCAGCGGCGGCGGATCTTGCTTGCCTGCTCTAATGCGCCACGCTTTTCTATTTTTTGCAACACGGCCAATAGCTCTAGCGGCTCAATTAGCTCAATGGGCCTGTGCCCAACGTAGGGAAAAATATCGCGCTCTAAGCAGCCTAAAACTTCTTTAGCATAGCCATCCGTCCAAGTTGACTTCTTACCGCTGTGCCATTCTCTGGCAACGGCTTCAAAGCTATTCTCATGCGAAAAACGTAGCGCTATTTTATCGGCTTTACGTGCGTCGCTGGGGTTGATCCCCTTAGCTAGCATCGCACGCGCCTCCTCACGTTTGCGGCGTGCCTCGGCAAGCGAAACTTCCCCATAAACGCCAAATGAGATCATTTTGGGTTTGCCTACAAAGCGGTAACGGAAGCGCCAGCCCTTCGCACCATTGACATCAACCAACAGAGACAGCCCTGCGCCATCGTTGAGCGTATAGGGCTTGTCTTGCGGCTTAGCACGTTTAATTTGAATATCAGATAGCAGCATGTGTATAGAAAAAAGATCGAACTGAGTTATACGCAATTTTATACACATCTGTGTATAGATTCCATTGAACTTTCTTGGACGGTGCTGGACATGATGCGTGGTGTATAAGTATGTTTTAGAAGGGATTTTAGACTTTACGAGACAAGCTGAGACTTGCAAAAAGTGTCCCCTGCAGACGTCTAATCCACCGCCTAACAAGTTGCACCATATAGAGTTTTTCGGATTGGAAGAATTCTTTACCCAGCATTTTACCCGCCGCAGCCGGAAATGAGCTTGTTTTTGAACTCCAGGTGATCGCGATATTTCCAGCGAGAGCGTCCGCTGATTTTGATAGGCTTGCAGAGGGTGCCGTCTTTTACACGGTCATAGATGTAGGTCTTGCCGAAACCAGTATCGGCCATGATGAATTTCAGGTCAACGAGCGTGTCTTCGCGCAATTCCATAATTGAGCTCTCCAATGTCGGTATATAGCAACAACTCCACCCAATCAGAGCAAATGTGACCATATAGCCACACTCAATCCTTAGGTGGTTTGCCGAGGATAAAAGCGATGATTACTGCAGCGAGAAGGCTGAAATCGATGATGACCTCAGCCGGGGTGATGTCTTCGCAGGTGGTGGTCATTTAATCCCGGCACAGAACTGAGGCAAAGTAAGCACCGCGGCATGGAGTGTCGCGAGGATGATTCCATCCGGCATACCCCTGATGACCTCCGATGGGCGATGTTTTGAACCAAGATTGGTAGTAGCGGGCGCGTGACCAGACATCCTTATCTCCGGGCCAGATGACATCCTGCTCCAGTGCTGCCTTGACAATCTCATCAGCTGAATAGTCGCCACGCATTACAACAAAGCGAGCCTCTTCAGACGTCATGATGTCGACCGAACCGTCATTTCGTTGCTTCTTCTCAGGCTTAACAACGGACATAACAACTCCTCACGCTGAGCGCGATAAAGGTAATGGGGTGGGGAATTAGGCCGGAACGGCTAAAGTTTGTTTGATGGCTTCGCGGACGGCTTGAACAATGCGCTCAAGATATTCGTAGTCAGGATTTGGCACGCTAGGCCAGTTTGCGTGCCACGGTTCATCACCAAATAGTTTGCGTAACGTTGAATGGCTATGCCAATTGCAAACCATATCTTTAACGTCGTCTGCGCCTTCAGCCTCATCCCACCACTCACGCGCATCAAACTGCTCGATTTCACGATCGCGGCGCTGTCTGCAAATCTCAGCCTTCAAGAACTGAATATTTGCATCGTTATCTTCACCATCGATCATTGACCTGATGCCACGATGGAGGCAGTTAATGAGGTAAGAATCGTTGCAATCAACGAAGAATTCCTGAATCGTACGATCTGACATTGCACCCCAATATGACGTCCAAGATTTGCCGAAGCAGGTAATTGTGATATTGCCGACGCCAGGCTGGATGTTTTCGATCATCACTTTCACAGGGTCGAGTGATTTTACATCTGTGATGACAAGTTGCTGTATGGTGCTTTGCGTTATCTTCATGCTGCTCTCCTTTGCTTCGCCGCGCGCTCAATGCGCTCATAATCTTCCCGGCACTCAGTGCAGCAGAAGAAGCCCTTATCAACTTTCTCGCCGCAGTCACCATTGTGACAAACGCCGGTGAACGTCATGGTCGGCTTCTGCCGGTTCGCCAGCGCAATCTGCGTGTTGAGCATTTCGAGTTCTGATGCTTGATCAAGTTCGTCAGACATTTGCAGCCTCCTTGAATGCCTGCTCACACTGCAGTGACACGCGGTTGATGTGCTGCTCCATCGCCTGTAGCGACTGAACATCTTCAAGTCGCACATCGAGGTGAATCAGTGCGTTAATTGCCTGGCTGAGCTTTGGATAGTAGCCAACCAGTTGCTGCCATTCCTTCCCAGCGTTATCGCCTTCCTTGGTGATTTTCTTCTCGCGGACGATGTACTGATACTGGTCAGCGGTCAGGACGTATTTGTTGCCGATATCGATTTGCATGATGGTTTCCTATAGGCAATAAAAAACCGCCTCGGTGGGCGGTTTATATGATTTGTGGCTCTTTATCATCGCTGAACGACGAGCTTGCCTTCACTTTTGCGGATATCGTGCCTTTCTTTCCCTATGCGAGCGAAACCGTAAACTCCATTAATCGGTTTTACTGACACCGGCAACATCAGGCAGCCATCTTCTTTACCTTCAGTATTCATAAAAGCCACTCTTTGCTTTTCCATAGCGATCTCCTTTGCAGCGGCATGCTGCTTACAAATCATACACCATATTTAACTATTTGAATACACGGTGAAAACACCATGTAAGTCACGAAAATTTTCGCATTAAGCTTGTTTCGGCTTGCGGTATAACGGGGTGTATACATCCTTATCTTGTTCCGCACCCGGTTGCTGTTCAGGTCTCCATAATTTACCTGTGTAGTTATTCTGGAAAGCCGCAGGCTCACTAAACGTCTTGCGCAGCGCTAATAGCTCGGCTGCCATCGATACGCGCTCATCCCAGCTCACCTTGCAGATAATGTTGTCATCTGCCAGTTGCTCTAACCTTTGTTCGCTAATCATTCTTCCTCCGACCCTGCTGGCTTGATGCCCAGTGCTTTTTCTATTCTGACCGCCCAGCCCGGAATGATGTGCTTACCACCATAATCATCTGCTTTCGGATCGTATGTTCGCAGCTCAAGTAAAACCTGCTGCAATTCGCGAGGAATAGGTTTCACCCACTCTGTGCCACCTGTGGCACATATAGGCTCTATTGGTGCTGTGTGTGGGGCATCCATGAGCAACTCTTCAATACAAACCTGCCAAACATCATGGGCTACTGTTGCGCCTGTACTTCTGTGGTCGTACATTTGCTCGCATAGTGCAACCAGCGCGTTAGGTGGTACATCAGGCAACTTCAAAGCCGGGCTCGCAGGTTGGGTGAGTGCGGCAAGTGCCATCTCCATCAGTTCGACCATGTATCGCTTATCCGGAACGGCTTCGGCCGCATGCTTCCAGCGACGGATTTCAATTCTGCAAAGACCAGCTAACTCGTTTTTCTGCTCTTGGGTCATCATGCTTTCACCTCATACCCCTGTTTACGCAATGCTTCAGCGCAGTCGGTGATTCCTCTATTTCTGCCGCTTATCACATCATTACCCTCCCATGAGGAAATCAGTTGTGGCAACTCAATCGGCTTCTGCTCTGGCACTGGCGGCGCGTCATAAACATACCCGCCCTCCAGTCCCGCAACCATATGATTGCTTATGTAGCCTAGATGCCCATCAGCGGCGCATTTACGGCTGTAATTGCTGACGTAGCCAACAGGAACCGCCTCAAGACTCGCCAGCGCCACTCTCGCCATATCCACCACCCAATCGAGATGGTCTTGCGGATTGGCGATAACGTCTTCGCAATGTGCTTTTAGTTGCTGGTTAGTCATGGATGGCTTCCTTATTTAACCGAAGTGATGGCACTGGACCGGCGTAGCCATAGACAATTTCTCGGTATCTAGCGTCACTTCCCGGATGCCACCAATACCCATCCATCCACATGAGGAAAACTTGCTTTGCGTAGGGTATGTCCATGTCCGGATTTACCCAGCACAAATATTTTCCTTCCTCTTGAGGAATGTCACCTTCTGTAAACCCAATCATCACACACCTCCTTCGGCGAAGCCGGCGCGGAGTTGGGCGGCGAACTTTTCTGCAGAAACGGCAGCTCTGCCAAGTTTGGTGTGACGATACTCGGATTCAGTGAATGCATCTTCCTGTTTGCGCCGCAATGATTGAGCGTACATCTCCACACCTTCAGCGCGCACCTCGTTGAGGATGGCGTCAGTCACTGGGGTTTCGATGTTTACTGCTGTATCAATTTCTTTCGCCAGCAAGTCTGCCATCCCTGTTTCGTAAGCGTCAGCGATAGCGCCTATCGCACCATCGAGAATCTTATTCTCTGCCAGCACCGCATCCAGCTTCTGCTGCAGGGCGGCAATCTGCATATCTCGCCAGCCTAACTCGGCAGCGATGTCACCTTTGCCATGCAGCTTTTCACCTGTCATAGCCATAACGTGGCGCATGTAATGTCCGCCCGCTTCGTCCAGCGCCATTGCGTCGCGCTCTGCGTATTGCTTTGTCATCACTCTTTCCCCTCATTCGCCAGCCGGGTACAGGCCAGCGTCGATTAATCGCCGTCCGTGGCGAATTAAATTAGCTTTCTGGCTGGAATGTCATTTTTGAATGGATTGTTCTCACGCGACCGACATCACCAGCGCAGTAGCCGGCAACCTGCTTAATCTTCCCGTCTCGAACAAAATCCCAAACCATCGAACCATCAATTTCTTCGCCGATTTCTGAGCCTTTTCCGGCAACCCCTAGTACTTCACAAAGTTTGGCGAGGCCGATTCGCTTGCCATAACCAGCCCACGCGCCCATCGTGTCAAAGATGCTCTTGTCCCAAGGGCGAGAGCTGAAAGGAATGAAGTGGGGCGGCTGCACGCCAAGAACCACGGCACGCTGGAAGATGAAGCGCAGATCGAAATCAGAGATATTGTGACCAACGAATACTGGAGGCGTCTGACGAGACGGGTTGTAATTTTCCTGAAGAAACTGGAAGAAATCGCTGATGATTTTCTTCTCATCGTTGCGCCAATCTTCACTGAAGAATGTTGAAACGGGAGAGTCATTTACCGCTACAGATATGCAGCAGATTTGTCCAAGTCCGCCGTCAAAGCTGGTTTTGCGCCACTCATCTTCCGCTACAGTATCGCGGTTGGCATCAAGCCATTCCTTAATGCTTTCTGGTTTCTTGTACTGACCAGGTGCAGTGATGCTGTCTGCAATTTTCTGTTTTACTGCTTCGTCTTGGCTTGGGATGGTTTCGATATCAAGGAAAATATTCATTTGGCGTCCTATGTGCGTGATCAATCCCAGCCCAATTACTCAATCGGGCTGAATCGGTTGGTTTAGTTAGGTTTAAATGCTGTGAATAGCGTGGGAAGGGTGCTGGAGTCCGATGCTGGCAAAAGGAATGTCATCATCAAAGTCCATAGGTGGTTCGTTATTCGCCGGTGGAGTAGATGGCCCAGGCTGACGCTGCGGCTGCGATTGCTGCGGTTTATTTGCCGCACCACCGTCCTGTTTGCCGCCCAGCATTTGCATTACACCGCCGACGTTTACGATCACTTCCGTTGTGTATTTGTCCTGGCCTGATTGGTCCTGCCATTTACGGGTGCGAAGTTTACCTTCAATGTAAATCTGCGATCCTTTTCGCAGGTATTCGCCAGCGACTTCCGCCAGCTTTCCGAACAGAATTACGCGATGCCATTCGGTAATTTCTTTCTGCTCGCCCGTTGCTTTGTCGCGCCAGCTTTCCGATGTAGCCAGAGTAATATTGGCGACCGCACCACCATTTGGCATGTACCGAATTTCCGGGTCTTGCCCAAGGTGGCCGACTAAAATTACGCGATTAACTCCACGTCCCATTTTTATTTCTCCTGCGAGTAATTCCAGCCTCAGCATCCTCTTTTCTGTGGAGTGCCATGTGCTCGGATATTGTTAATAGTTGAAGATTAGAAGGGTGATTATTCAGCTTGTTACGGTCTTTATGGTGAACGTGTTCGTTGCTGGTTATTCTTCGGCCGATTATTGATTCCATGACCACCACGTGCTCTGAACGCCCTTTGTTCTCGCCTCGCGTAAACTCTTTATACCCATTACTGTTAATTCTGTAGCCTCTGGCATGTTCATCTCCATGCTTGAGCTTCCCTGCGCTGATATTGCGCTTCCATTGGTCACTGAAAGTGCGTTGCTTTCCTTTGTTTTGCCCAAGCCTTCCATCTTTTGCCGCCTTCCTAACCCCATCACCTCTACTGCGCAAAATTCCAGCCTTCTTGCAGTGGTGTCTGACTGTGGAGCGAGATAAGCCGGTTATAGAGGACACTTGCGGAATGCTCATGCCGGAGGCGTAAAGATCAATCACGCCTCTGCTGCTCATTTATGCCGCCTTATTAAGTTCTTTGCCGCGTAGCTGGAACACTTCAACACACTTCTGCTGATGCTCAGCCGATGATGCCAACGCGTTCCACGCTGGTTTGTAGATACCCTTCAAATCCTCAAGGCTTGCGCACTCAGCTGCTTGAGCGGTGAAGTCAGCAAGTATTTCATCAGGGTGACGCGGGGAAGGATGATGAATCTCTGCATCAGCATCGATTGCTGTCTGTTCGGTTGGGATGCAGAAGGTCTGAAATGCAGCGTATTTGTAGGCGATCGACATTGCTTTGTTGGTAGCCTTGTCGCCACTATCCATAGCCTCGCCATAGGTCACGACCGTGTGCTTGCTGCCGTCCTCGGTGGCGACAAAATCAAACTCTGCCTTGACGACCACATAGAACAGCACGCCGCCTTTTGCAGTCACCCGCTCAGTAACTGTTCGATCTGTAATGCGGGGTAGAATGACAAGACCATGCTTTGCCAGCATTGGTGCAAGCGCGTTATAAACCTGGTCAATGCCACGGAAATTGAAACCTTGCTGCCGGTTCTCGCGATCCTTGCTTATGCCATGCTCGGCCATTTCCTTAGCTACTGCGCTAATCGCCTTATAGACGCTCATTCGTGCCTCCCATCATTTCAAACTGGCGTTCCGTGCGGTGATCGGCAATCGCATCCTTTGCGGCTTGCTCGTATGTCATAGGGTTGGACAGGTCTCCCAGCGCACCCTGCATGAATTCAATAAACGCTGCGTCGTCGTCGGTCATGCCGCTTTCTCCTGATGAATTGTGTAGCCCTGCTCAGATAGCCACTCCATGACATCCTTGATGTCCAGCTGGTTGAGAACCTTCTTGCCGTCGAAATCCAGCAGAGACACCTCTGTTATTTCGGCGATCATCATTCCGGGGCGTTGTCCGGCGCGGGTTTCAATTTCTCCGCATTCGATTTTGATCTTCATGCCAGCGCACTCCTTAACAGGTTCATCGCCACCGCCCATTTTGCGGCGCTGTTATACAGGACAGCTTCACGGGAAAGCTCCTGTGCTTTTCTGAAGTGATTTTTCTTCATGGCTTCCCCGGCTGGTTTAATGTGTCGATAAGGGAGCGCCAGCCAGAACGGAGGCGGCGAACTAGACGATCAAGTTGTGACGTGTTAAAGCCGAAGTCACCCATGTGGGTGGCCCCAGCGACGGCGTAAGTCTGCATGGGTGATTCCTTGGTGTTGGTAAATTGGTTAAATCAGTAGGTGATGCGGGTGTGCGGGATTTGACTGTCTTTTATCGCGACCAGAACCTCAATTGCCTGATCGCGTGTTAGGCTGGTGTGGCCCAACAAAGCGGTGACAATCTCAGTGCCAATCTTCTTGCGATGCGCCTCATTTGCTGCACGCGCTGCGGCTTCATCGGCGATACGGTTCTCTTCAGCCAGGCGGGCATCTTCTGCTGCTTTGCCTTTGCGCTGCTCTGCCTCGATAGCTGCCTGCTTCTCACGCTCAGCCTGCTCACGTGCTTCCTGCGCCAGTCTTGCGGTGCGCTCCTGCGCTTCTTTAGCTTCACGCTCTGCACGCTCCTGTGCGGCTTTAGCGTCGGCCTCAGCTTTTTCCTTCGCTGCCTTTAAATCAGCCTCACGCTGCGCCGCCGCTTCGCGTTCCTGCTGCGTCTTCTGCTCAGCCTCGATGCGAGCTTGCTCGACAGCCTGACGGCGAATCTCTTCTTCGTGTGCAATTCGCTGGCGCTCCGCTTCGGCTTTCGCTTCAGCTGCGTCACGGTCGAATTTGTCATTCAGAAGCAGGGCGATTTCATGATCGGCTTCGAGTTGCGCTGCCAGCTTTTCAGCAGCAATACGCGCTTCTTCTTCGGCCTTGATTCGCTCCTGTTCAACATCCCAGGCTGCGCGCGGTGCAAGAATCTGATCGCGTATGGTGTCGCATTCACGCGTAAAGCGACGAAGCTCATCTTCCGCCGGCTTCACGGCTTCTTTTAGCTGCTTCAGATACGCACGACCCGGCTCTTCGATAGCTTTTTTGCTGGAGCCAACCATGCGAGCTAATGAACCGATGCGGTCACGACCTTTCTTTGTCGTCACATCAGGAACCTCAGCCGCTAGCTCGCGAATCTGGTCTAGGTATGCATCAAGTCCATTCGCTACATATAGCGCTGGCGCTTGCTCAGGCTTAATTTCGAGTACTGCCAATTCCGTTGTTTCACTCATTTTCCTCTCCTGCGGGCATAAAAAAGCCCTCATTGCGAGGGCGAAGGTGTCTAACGTTCTATTTGTTGCTCAAGGGCTCGACTCTTAAGCGTTGGTGACTAGCACCGAAATGCCCTCGTTGAAGGCATTGCGCTGCTCTATCAGCTAAAATAATCCCTCTGCATCACTTTCCAGATGAGGTGCGTTATGAAGAAAAGTGAACTACCAACCAAAATATGCACCGTGTGTGGACGGCCTTTCACATGGCGTAAAAAGTGGGAGAAGTGCTGGGATGAAGTGCGTAAGTGCTCGGAGCGATGCCGGAGGCAGTGAGCGCTGTCAGTGGTTACTGGCCCCGAGCGGCTAGCATTGCGTCAGCCATTTTGTAAGACTCAACTGCCAAATCTTGTAAGTCATTAATGCACTCTGGATTGGATTTAGCAGACGCCATGTATTTTGCTGCGAAGTAATCACGTAGCGTCATTCCGTCGTTTTTACTTCCAGATCCGGGGAATGCCATTACTTCTTTGCTCATCTCAAATCCTCGCTATCATCGCCAACCCCATCAGCAACAGAGTCACTACCCAGCAGATAATGCAATCTTGTGTGCTCATGGTTTTGGCCTTTGTGTAGGTAAAAATAAACCCGCTCGGGAGCGGGCTAGATTGCAAATCCATCTTTGTCGTAATATCCGCCGCCATCACTGGCACCAAAATCCATGTCGGAAATATCGACTTCAATCACATCACTTTGTCGCTCCCTGAGCTGCCTGTACTGGCCGGTTCGCTGCTCCTGCTTCACTGCTTTGCATGATTTTGAACAGAACTTTCCCCAGCCGCGTTTAATGTCGGCCGGGCGGGCATCGAATTCCTTTTCGCAGCGCCTGTTGGCGCAAATCACCTTGACCATACTCACCTCTTATCAGTTCTGCTGCGTCCACGCTGTTTAGTGAACAGGTGGCGTAAAAAAGTCCGCGTTATGCGACCTTAACTAAGTCAGAGAATGTGGATCGCCACATGTGTCCGCCACTTATTCCCAACTCCGAGGCTAAAGCAGATAGAGCTTCAAGCTTGCTCTCACCGAACCCAGCCGGAGATGATTGCAAATCAACGAAATCAATTCGGTGTGCGCACCACGCATTGCCATCCTTTTTAATTACAACCCCTACGACCTCAGCAAACTTGTCTGCGTCAGTGTCATTACAATGCCATTTTCCAGCGAGCTCTTTGATGCGGTTTTTGTTTGCTCCAAGAGCTTGCGCCTCAACTAATAGTTCCCACGCACTCTTCCTGTCAGTGGTGTCGAGAGGCCAAGAGCAGACTGCGAAATCAGAATCGCGAATATCAACTATCGCGTCTGGGCTTGGTTTATAAATCAGGTCATTGTTTTGGTGTAAGTAGTACCATCCTGCTGTGCTCATTTTCATTACCTCGCCGTCACGTTGTCTTTAGATTTCCGATAGCCAGCTGCGAACTGAGCCACATCCGGCAAACATACTGCTCCACCTTCCTGCTTATCACGCAGACTAGGGGAGGAGGTGGCGCGGGCAACCTTCGCCGTACAGCCCAATGAGAGCTTCGTGAAGGCCCGATCGATTCTTTTGGTGTAACCGTTACGCTCAATCTGTTCAGTGGCTTTACGTGCGTTGTAAGCGGCCATACGGCGTTGATTTCTGTTCATGGGTATTCCTCAATGAGTGCTTGGGTGATTGGATGGCCGGTGCTCCTCGCCGTTCACGTGCGCTGGTTTTGCCACCGTTCAAGACGGATTTGTTATCCCGCGACTTCAGCCGACGCCGGGTACCCACTTCTTATCCCCAGCCATGCCTGCGCATTCATCCAATCCCGAAGCACTCGCCTCGGCCTGTGTATTCACAGGGCTAAATTTTTAAAGAGCTGAAATCCGTTTCGTTGTTCGCCAGCGTCCTGCTGATGGGATAAACAATACTCTAGGTATTATTTTATGGCAATACCCAGAGTATTAAAAATAATATGGTAAGTATTAAAATGATGATTGTGAAAGGAATTTATTTTTTGCAGGTAATAAAAAGCCGCTCTAGGCGGCTCAATTAGGCGGGGTGTTGCTACACGTATCTAACTTTGGATTCAACAACCACACCAATGATGCGGCAGTTGCCGTTGATGGGTGTCATAGGCCATGCAGGATTAAGGCCTTTTAGGTAACGCTGCCCGCCGTCGATGACGAGCTTCTTAAATGTCGCTTCATTAGCATCAATTAGTTTGGCGACGACAAGCGATCCATTTTTTGCTTCTCTACCGGTATCAACCAGCACACTGTGGCCTTCGGGAATGCTTTGCCCGATCGGTGCCGTCATCGAATCGCCCTCGACTTTCAGCCAGAATCCTGTGCCCTGAATCGGCACATCAGATTCATACCATTCATTTATCTCGCTGATCGAATAGGGTTCCATTGCTTCTTCCCATTGTCCTGCGCTGACCCAACTGAGCATAGGATACCTTCCTTTTGGTTCGTATGGTCCAGCGTAGGTCACGTTTTTATCGAGCGCGGGCGCAGAGGCTCCATCCACTTCTTTTGCCAACGATGGACTGAAATCAGAAACAGGAACCTGGAGTAAGCGAGAAAAAGTTAAAGCTGCGCTTAAGTTAAGCGCGTTGCGGCCATTCAGGTAATGACCTACGGCACCCTGTGTAATGTCCAGAGCGTCCGCGATATGTTGCTGGGTAATGCCCAGGCTTTTCTTCTTCGACTCGTACAGAGCCTTGAGGCGCTTAGCGTCTTCCAGCTGTTCCGGCGTCAACGTCTTTGTGTTTTTCATTCCCTGATTCTAATACCTCAGTTATTAAAATATGAAATACCGTAGGTATTGATTTAATTAATACTCGTAGTATTATTACTCCATCGGTAATCACGCGGAGGAAACCGATGGAAAAGATCACTCTCGCTGATTACGTCAAGGAGAACGGTCAGGCAAAAGCCGCCGACATTATCGGCGTTCACCAGACGGCAATCAGCAAAGCAGTACGAGTTGGCCGGAAGATTTTTATCACGACCTTGCCTGATGGTCAGGTTGTTGCAGAAGAAACCCGACCATTCCCAAGCAGCAAAAACGCCGCCGCATAAGCGGCACCGCTCTTTATCAATCTGACCGCCCTCGGAACACCAGGGCAAAACCCAAGTGACTTGCTCACCGCAATGTCACGCAATTACTTATTCAACAAAGGAATTTTACAGCATGGAAATTGCAACTTATCGCAAAAAAGCAAGAGAGATTGAAAGCCAGCTACTGAACAAGCTGGCTGAACGTGGGCAGGGATCGTTGGCGAAAGTTCTCGATATTAACGAGGCAGCAGTAAGCCGCATGAAGAGACCGTCAGGAAAGCAGAAATACAGCTTCTTTCAGATGATGAGCATGGCAATGGCTTATCTGGAAGTGGTGTCACCGGAGTCGGACGTGGCGAAGAGTTTGCTGCGGATTGAGCGGCTTCTGACAAAAGAAGAGACCGAGATGAGCGGTAACTCATTCTCGGCCTGATGCGAAATGACTGGATCAAATCACAGGGGAATTATACATGAAGCCCGATAACCAACCAAGTATTAAACGTACGGAAGCAATGCAGTTAAGCCAAGGAGTAGGCCATGAGTAATGTCACCAGCTTAGCCAGAGCAAGAGAGGCTAAACGCTCACAGGATACGCCGAAAGAGGTCGGTAAGGGGTTTACCTTGCTGCACAGAAAAATACAGGAGACAGAGTTCTACAGAAAGGATTCTCAGGCTGTTCATCTGTGGGTTCACCTGATCATGTCAGCAAATTACACAGAAGCAGCAGTGAAGACAGAATATGGAATTATCCAGCTTCAGCGCGGGCAGTTCATCACTGGCAGAAATACCCTCTCAAGCGAGACAGGTATTGAACCAAATCGAGTTCAGTACCTGCTCAAGAAGTTCAAAAAGCTTGGGATGATCGAGACTGCATCTCCGGGTAAATTCACGGTTATCACCATCTCAAAATATGGTGAATATCAGGGAGAAATTATCCCAGACGATTCCCAGAAGATTCCCAGAGCAAACGCAGATGTGGCAAGGCTTCCGGAGGTGATTGTCCCAGACGATTCCCAGAAAATTCCCACAACTAACAATATAACTACTAAATCATTATCTAAAGATAATGATATGTCATCTGGCGATGACCAACCCTCGGCCAGTAAAGCTAAGCCGATCCCCTATCAGGCAGTGCTAAATGCATACAACGAAGCCGCGGGAGACAGACTGCCTAACGCAGAAAAGCTTAACGCCAAACGCCGCACTGACATCAAGCGCCTGCTTGGTGAGCTGAAAGAGCCAACTGTTGAAGCAGCCAGTAATTACTTCCATGCATTCATGGGAGCGGCCGGGGCATTCTACTTTGGCGACAACAACCGCGGCTGGCGCGCATCGTTCGATTACCTGCTGAAAAGCGACACGCTGACTAAAACACGGGAGGGAAGCCTGTGAGTGAAAACATCATGCTACCCCCGCACAGCACTGACGCAGAACAGGGCGTGATAGGCGGACTGATGCTCGACGGCGGAGAAGAGCGCAGCCTGAAAGTTATGGCAATGCTGAAGGCTGAGAGTTTTTACAATCGCTACCACGGCGTGATTTACACCGGCATCCGTGAGCTGATTAGCAAAAACAAGCCTATCGACATCATCACCCTCTCAGAACATCTGGACAGCAACGCGCAGGAATACGGTGGCTTTGCTTACCTGGCTGACCTGGCAAAGAACACGCCATCCGTCGCCAGCATCGTCAGTTACGCATCAGTGGTGCGGGACCGCGCGATGGAGCGCTATGCAATCTGCAAGCTGAACGAATCGCTGGAAATGCTCTACAGCCGCACCGGTATGTCAGCCACTGAAAAGCTGGATGCCGTCAGCGCCATGACCAACCTGATTAGCGATCATGCCAAGACCGGCGTCCGCCGTGGCCTGCGTTCTTTCGGTGACGTGATGGAAACGTGGGTAACCGATCTGGAAAAACGCTTCGACCCAAATGGCGAGCAGCGCGGACTCAGCACCGGCATCCCATCGCTTGATCGCATGCTTTCGCCGAAAGGGCTGGTGAAGGGTTCGCTGTTCGTGATTGGCGCAAGGCCGAAAATGGGCAAGACGACCCTGTACAGCAAGATGGCAATCAACTGCGCGGTGCGCGAGAAGAAACCAGCGCTGATGTTCAGCCTTGAAATGCCGGAAGACCAGATTCTGGAAAAACTGGTAGGACAGCAATCAGGCGTCAACCCAAGCATTTTCTACCTTCCAGCCACCGATCACGAAGACGACGTGTACCACGGCGACTACGACGCTGATTTCAACCGCGCAACGGAAACCGCTAACCGACTACGTGAGCTCGACCTGCTTTACATCGACGATACGCCTGGCATGTCGCTGGCGCACATCGTTGCCGAAAGCCGGAAGATTAAGCGTCAGAAGGGCTGCGTCGGAATGATTCTGGTCGATTACCTCACGCTGATGACCGCCGAAAAAGCCGATCGCAACGATTTAGCCTACGGAATGATTACCAAAGGGCTGAAGAACCTCGCCAAAGAGCTTGGTTGCGTTGTGGTGTTGCTGACCCAGTTGAACCGTGAGCTGGAAAAACGCGTCAACAAGCGACCGTTGCCAAGCGATTCCCGCGACACCGGTCAGATTGAGCAGGATTGTGATTACTGGGTAGCAGTTCATCGCGAAGGCGCATTCGATGAAAGCGTCCCGCCTGGCGAAACCGAGCTGATTTTAAGGCTGAACCGCCACGGCAACACCGGCACCGTTTTCTGCATGCAGCGTGACGGCGCTATCTACGATATGGACCAGCAATCGGCAAGGGCAGAACGCGACTCGCGTCAGGCTCCAGCCAAAGGCCAAAAGAAAGGTGGTTTCTGATGTCAGTAATTATCAAAGGTCGATATGTGAAAGTTCTCCACCCAAACAACTCGATGGCTGATTTTGAAGTGCTGCTGTCGAACTGCAATTCACCTGAATCTATCAAAGGCTGGGCATCGCACCTGCTTGAGAAAAACTGGGTATCTCGTCAGGTCGCGGACCGATTTATAACGCTGCTGGCTAAGCGAATTGGCGCCGATCGCAGTGACTGCTTGCCACCTGAGTTAACACCAATGACAGACATTCAGCGGGGCTATCTGGCGGAAAAAATCGCCATGCTTCGTGGAGTTCTGAAATCAGCGAGGGCAGCGCAATGACACAGGTAATTCACGGACTGCCTCGCGCTGAGCTGATTAAGCGCGTATTCGGAGAAAGCAAAACGGCACCAAAGGTTGATTCCCGTTCCGAAAAAGGCGGCAAGAGCAAAACTAAGGGTGGGTTCTGACAATGGCATTTGTGTCTATGTTGAGCATGACCAAAAAACAAAAGTACGGGCGTAACCTGAAAGCGTTTGTGCGGTTCAGGATGACGAAGGTTGGAGCAGCGGGGTCATTTAGCAAAGAAACGAACCTTCGTGGAAAGAGGGTGGATATCCAAATCGACGAAGAGACGGGACGCATCCGATGCAAAGAAGATGAAAACGGAAACCGGGTTGGCAACATTAACGGTCAATTTGGATTCTCGAAAGCATTGGTCAAAGTGCTTGGAGTGGACCGAATTTATCTGGAGCCTTCTGATGATGGGTGGTGGTACGGCAGCTATGAAAATCAAGGAGTCACCGATGAGCAAGCTAACCGCTGACAAGTGCAGAGAAATAATCGGAGTTTTAAAGTTCCACCAAAGCAAGCTAGGAGAGCTTTCAATTCAGGATGAATACAAGCTTCAGGCTATGGAGATAGCACTGGAAAAGCTGGAAGAGCAAGAGTGTGGTAACGCTGAAAACAACATCATCACTACGCCTCCGCACATTCTTGAGAAGAAATGGGCAGAGCATTTCGGGTTAAACGCTCAGCCCACAACGGACACCTTCCGGCAGATTGAAAATGATGGGAGGGAAGGATCAGCGACGCGCAGGCCAATATTATCTACGGCGAGACTTTGTCTACTCACGCCACCGCGGTTAACACCGACACCATGAAGCAGTGGGTGTGGTTAAATGGCGCATGGCACGAGATGCGAGCCAAATACCCAACTCCTCATTTCAAATATTGCGGCATCCGTCACGTAGGCAAGTTTTCTCTTAAAAACGTGAGGAGAATATGACAATCCAAACTAGCGGCGATGATTGCCGTGAAAGTGGAGAGGGGGAAACCAGATGAGTTTATTCCAGTGTGAAAACTGTGGCTGCTGTGAAAACACCGCGCTGGCATTCCAGGGATTTAAGATAATTGCAGATGGCTTCGATTGGTCATATGCGCCAGAGCGAGAAGGAATGATTCTTTGCAGTGCCTGCGGGCCGTCGCTGTTTGAGGATGGTAGCCCAAGCGGGAAGGATGGATCGTGGCACAATGTGTTTCCCCGGGTTTTTCTGCCAAAGGGGATGTTCAAAACTAACAATGTCGGCAACCTCGAGCATATCGAAACGGGCAGCGAGGATTATCGGCAATACGCCATATCGGAGCCATCATGAGCAACGTAATCCCACTCCGTCCTGACCCACTCCGCAATCTCTACGAACTAATCGACAGCATCCACTACACCAACCCTACACCAGAGACTAAGCGCATCGCTGATGAGGCTTTGGCATTGGTGCAGAAAATGATTGAGGCCAAGCATGGAGACACAACGTTACCTGTTGCGTAACAGCAACGTCCGGCAACACTGCATCAGCGTCATCCAGCAATTACCCACCGATACCGACAAACCTCTGCAAGTAACCATCCAGGAAGACACCCGCAGCCTTGCGCAGAACCGCATGCTATGGGCCTGTCTGCATGACGTTTCATCACAGGTTGTCTGGTATGGGCGAAAGCTGGACTCAGAGAGCTGGAAGCACGTATTCAGCGCCGTACTGAAGAAGCAGGAAACCGTGCCGGGTATCGACGGCGGCTTTGTAGTGTTAGGGCAATCAACCAGCAAGATGCGCGTCGGCGAGATGCGCGACCTGATAACCATCATCCGCGCATTCGGCGCAGAGAATAACGTCAGGTTCAGCGATGAATCAGCACGCGCTGCTGAGTGGGCCAACCGATTCGGAAGTTAACCAATGACACCCTTTACCGATATTGGCGCAGCCATCGAAGAAGCTGCGTGGCTGGCGTTCGTCCATAAGAAATCGCACTGCGTTTATCAGCGCTTTGACGGCCTGATGGAAGTAAAGCCAGAGCATCCCGATCGCAACGCAATGTTCACCACCGGTACGCCGGGAACCGTAACCACTGAATACAGGTGCGCAGCATGAGCAAAGGCAGATACCAACACCACACACAGGAAGATTGCAACAAGGTAGGTAAGCTGAGAAAAATGGGGCTGACATACGCAATCATCAGCCAGCGAATGGGATGCAGCATCGATACATGCCGCCATATGTGTGCGAGGGCGAGATGAAGAGACGCAAATCCATCTGGGAGCGCTACGAAAATCACGCCATCTACGACACCAAATCACCCCGCAAGAAACGCCAGCCACAACCCACCGAATCCCAAGTAACCACTTTCAGCTATCTGGAAGGGCTGCGCCAATCTGTGGTTAACAGAGTGAGGTTCACGCGATGAGAGAACGCTGCCACCGCTGCCACACCATCCTCACCAGTGAAGATAAGCACTGGTACTCAGTCGCATGTGAGTCGTGCGAAACAGACCTCAAGTGGGAGGAGTATGAGCAACACAACCCCATCAAATCTACCTACTGGCGTTGGAGAGCAATCTGCTTTGGCGTGCGTATTCTGCGCCATTACCCTGGCCGATTGCGAGACCTATTGCTGCAGCGCTTGCGAGGTGGAGCTGATGAGCGACCCGAATTTCAGGATGTGCGGAGGAAGCGATGAGGAACCATAGAATTCTTATTTTGGGCGCACTGCCAGCCGTTCTGGAGAGAGCGCTATCACACACAGTAGAGCTTGTCAGGGTTTCAGAAATTAATCGCCAACTATGGGATTCACCTGCAGCAACGCTGAAGTACAAACCTACAGAGACCTGGCAGGAGAAGCCAAGTCGCCGCGGTGGATTTGCCGCAGCCCGCAGGAAAGCGAAGAAAAACAGGAGGCGATAATGGCACAGGCTAAACAGTCGAAGCCGAAAACCTGCCCCATCTGCTCCACCGAATACACCCCTCGAAGTTCTCTCCAGAAAGTCTGCCACAACTACAAATGCGCGATCGCCTTCAACAAGAAGCGCGATGAATATATTTCTGCCCGCGAGCAACGCAAGCAGGCGAAGCTACAGCGCGACGATTTGCGGCAACGAAGAGAGAAGCTTAAGACGAAATCGGACTGGAACAAAGAGGCTCAGGTAGCGGTTAATCGGTACATTTTCTGGCGTGATTATGGACTTCCATGCATCGCCTGCGGTCGCCCACTAAATTACGGCGTTCGTGGTGGAGCAGTAGATGCCAGTCACTATCGTTCACGCGGTTCAGCCTCACACTTACGCTTCAATATTTTCAACATTCATGCTGGTTGCGTTTCATGCAATCGCGACCTTTCCGGGAACCTGATTCCCTACCGAATAAACCTCATCAAGAAGATTGGCGCCGATCGCGTTGACCTGATTGAGAACGACAACACCCCGCGTAAATTCGACATCCCATACCTGCAGCGAGTGAAAGCCATATTCACACGCCGTGCAAGGCATTACGAAAAGCTACGCAAAAGACAAATGGAGCAGGCCGCATGACCGACTACCTCAGACAGAAGTGGCAGCTACTGCGGATGTATCGCACCCGCAACACCTTCCCGGTTGATTACCGAATCATTAAGCACACAGCCAAAATCATGGGGATTAAGCATGCGCATTGAACGTGACTTTCAGCAAATCGTCAGGCTTGCCGGTGTTCGTAGCGCTGCTGATATGCGCCGGTTGTTCGGAAACGGATGGAAGACTATCAACCGATCGCAACAGGCATGGATTAGGCACCTGCTAACCGTATGGGGCCAGCACCTCGGTGGCGAAGATTACGATCGCTGCGAAGTGAACGTTATAGGCCGCCTGATGATGCGCTGCGAATGGAGTGAACAGAAGGGAAGGCAGATAGAGAAAATCGTGTCAGAGCTGCATTGTGAAGGCCTGCGCGGGGAAGAACTATTCCGCAAGGCAAGGGACTTACTGATACCTCAGTCATCAACGGCAAACATCATCGCTCTCGCCAAAGAATCAGATGATGCCGCCTTTGTTGAATCGGTCATGGTGAAGACGTTCGGTAAAGACAACCCGGTTCGCAACGTAGCCAGATTACGATACTGCAAGCGCAAGAGCGTGCAAAATATCGGGTCATCGCTGATTTACTTCACCGGCATCAGCCAGAAGGAAGCGCGAAACAGAATGGAATGGGCGCTGGATATCCTCGAAGGAGAAATGTTTTACGCAATTAAGCGTGAAATGGAGAAGGAGATTCCTAAAATGGCGGCATGATGAGCATAAATAGCACGAATAGCTAAAGACAATGGGCAAGCAACCTGGCAAATTAGTGGCATGATCGGGAAGTGAAGCGAACAGATCGCAGCTTAATCGGTCAGTTGCAAAAATCGTGAGATAGTTAAAGAGCCTCGTAGCCTCACCAGCTAGCGGGGCTTTTTTGCGATATTGACACCCGAAAAAAGTTTTTGTAAAAAGTGAATCGCCTGATGTGTATTGTTCTTTAGTCCAATCATTCATCTCGCATATCAGGCCGAAAGCCCCGTCTTAACCGATGGGGCTTTTTGTTTTATAAGTATTTTATACGCTCAACCCTTTAAGATTAATCTTAGCTGAATATAATGCTGCGGATGCGGTGAATCCCCCTATGCGGAGGGGTGGAATCCGAATCAGCTTAAAGCTTGATATGTCGCACGGGATGGACTTTGTCGGGTTTGCTGTCTCACCGGGAGGCACCCGGCGCCGCATACAAAAAAATTAGGCACTGCTTCGGCGGTGCCTTTTTTATTGCATAGATTCTGACTGCCAGCCTGAGCATCTTGTGCTGCAAATGAATATGGTTAGCTGACTAATAGTAAATAGAGCAAATAAAGTTAAAATTCCTTTTTATGAATTTGAGAATATTGCCTCGCCCCTTCAAGAGCTAAGCCATTACGAGTGCCGGAGATAAGCGCCGGGTGGGGCACATCAAATTTAAGAGGTCGCCAATTGGCGGCCTTTTTTCGTTTTGCGCCATCCCAAAACTTATTCAGACCTTCATTGCTGTGTGGGGATGCGCGCACTTTTCTTACGACTACAGGCGGCACCAAGCGAACAGCGAGGTGTATATGAGTATCGATATGAGCAAACTGGCATCAGGCGCGGCATACGGCGCATCTGCCGGGACAATTGCCAACGGTCTGCTGACCCGGTTAAGTCCCGATGAATGGAGTGCTGTTGGCGTGCTGGCCGGTATTCTGGTTGCGCTATTCACGCTCGGCATCAACTGGTATTACAAACGCAAGGCCACAATGGCGCAGATAAAAGCGCTGCAACGCTGGCCCACCGCGCCCGACCTCACCGAGGATTAAACCAATGGCAATGTCTAACACACTGCGCAACAGGCTTATTGCTGCTGCAGGCGGCGGCGCCATGCTTATCGCAACGGTATTCCTCGGCGGAAAGGATGGGGTAGAGGGTCGCGTGTATGAACCCTACAAAGATGTGGCCGGTGTATGGACTGTCTGCGATGGTCATACCGGTGCCGACATCGTGAAGGGAAAGAAGTATACCGACCGTGAGTGCGATCGCCTGATGTGGAATGACCTACAGCCGGTTAAGAAGGCTGTCGATTCCATGGTCAAGGTGCCGCTGGGTGAATATCCCCGCGCCGCCCTCTACAGCTTCACATACAACGTCGGCACATCCGCCTTCTCAAAGTCCACGCTGCTGAAAAAGCTTAACGCTGGCGACCAGGCTGGAGCGTGCGAAGAGCTGCGTCGCTGGGTATATGCCGGTGGCATGAAGTGGAAAGGCCTGATGAACCGCCGCGATATGGAGCGGTCTCTCTGCCTGGCGGATGGCCCAAATGACATTTAGCCTGCGCATCTACCTGATCAGCATCGCTGTGATGATAGCCATTGCCATCGGATACGGGAAAATCCGCTACCTGAACGGCTGGTATGCACATAGCGCCAAGGTCAACGCTGAGTACGCAGCGAAGAAGCAGAAGGCCGAAATAAAGCTAGCTCCCACTGAATCGAAGGCTGCAACCGCCAATGCCAAAGGCAAAGTCATCTACCAAACCATTTATCGCGACGTGGTGAAATATGTTCAGGATCCGAATCGCACTGTGTGCCGGTTTGATGACGATGCTATCAGCATGCGCCAGCGTGCCATCGACGCTGCCAACAATATCGCAGGATTTGATGACGCCACCGTGCAGGCTAAGCCCGGCGGGAAGTGACAGCGATGCAGACCTGCAGGCGGACGTCGAAAACGCGGAGTGTGTGAGAACACTTCGCCTCAACACCTACCGATGGCAGGCCTGGTATATCGCCACGCAGTGACCATCACAAGACCCATTTGCGAGTGGGCCTGATGATGATAAGTTGGTGCCTGTCTAATCAGGAGGTCATATGTCAGGCGAATCAATCGGCATCAACGAAGTTTATGAGTTAGCACGAAAGAAATTACCAGAAGGCCATCTTAAAGTTGAAGTCCACGACATGGGATTGCGCTTTGTGTGGGAATCAGAAACAAAAAGCGGCTCAGCTTTCCTGCAAGAGCCTCTGAATAAGATATCAGCGTCAAGCATCTTGGGTTTTTTACACGCTGAACTTAAAGAGCCTAATTATTCAGAAGGTAACTCATCACACTAGCCGCCTCAGGGCGGTTTTTTATTGGAGCCAATATGACTGACACCTACCGCATCACAGTAACAACAAAGTCAGGTGAAACTCACATTGGCCTGATGAGCAGATCACAACCGGAAATCGTAAACGGCTTCATCGGAGTCGCTCAGGAAGATGGCGCTTGGGTATACCTCGCGCCTGATGACGTGCTCAAGATGGAGTACGTGCCGGTGGAAGATGATGAGGTTGAAAAATCATGAAGACAACTGGTCCCCTGACGATAACCATCGACATGACAGAGCATGTGGCAAAGTCACGTGAAGTCATTGACGAGCTGCAAAGACGCATGGCGCAATTCTCTCCCGGCGCAGATGAAGATTACGTATTGCGCAGCCTGTTGCTGGAAATCACCTTCGATTACTTAGAAGCAAAAAAACAAATCACCTGAGTAGGAATAAATTATGGCATCACCAGATTGGGAGGCCATCGAATCGGCTTACCGTGCTGGTTCGTTGTCCATACGCGCTATAGCAGAGAAGCATGGCGTGAGTCACGTTGGCATCACGAAGCGAGCTGCAAAAGAAGGTTGGCAAAGGGACCTTACCGACAAGGTGCGAAGCGCCACCAAAGCTAAGGTTACCAAATCGGTTACCAGCGATGGTTACCAGAGTAATGTGGTAACTGATGCGCAGATAGTCGAGCAAGCTTCCGACGAGGCCGCCGCCGTCGTCTTAGCTCACCGCGAAGGTTTGGCAGCATGGCGCGGCATTACCAACAAGCTTCGTGACTTTCTCGAAGATGCTGAAATCACCGAGGACAATCACGCCTCAATGTCACGATCAATCACTGCCGGTGTGGATGCGCAAATCAAAGTCATCAACGCCGAACGCAAGGCCTACAACCTCGACACCGAGGAAGGCAATAAAACAGTCGATGACCTGTCGAGCATGATGGATGATTTAGCCAAGGGGTAATCATGAAGCCAGAACACATCGCGCTTCTGCGTGACAAACTCTGGCGCCTGAACAACCTCTACTGGATTACTGACAAAGAAGGCAAGCCAGTCCGGTTCAAAATGACGCCGGAGCAGCTCGAATACTTCGAGGGCATGCACACCCGCAACATCATCCTGAAAGCACGCCAGCTTGGCTTCACGACTGAGGTCTGCATCATTCAGCTTGATGCTGCGTTGTTTGAGGCTGCGAAGTGCGCACTGATCGCCCACACCCTGAACGATGCCAAGCGCCTGTTTCGCGAAAAGGTGAAATACGCCTACGATCGGCTGCCGGCAGAAATCAGGGCAGCCAATCCGGCCAGCAATGATTCAGCGGGCGAGTTGGTATTCAAAAAGGGCGGCTCTCTCTACGTCAGCACGTCATTTCGTGGCGGAACGCTGCGCTTCCTGCACGTTTCCGAGTTCGGAAAGATATGCGCCAAGTTTCCTGATAAAGCGCGTGAGATTGTCACTGGCGCATTCGAGGCTGTATCAAGCGACTGCTTCACGACAATAGAAAGCACGGCAGAAGGTCGCGCGAGTTACTTCTTTGACTATTGCCAGACTGCCGAGAAGGCAATGCTGCAGGGTAAGCAATTATCCAATCTCGACTGGAAGTTTTTCTTCTTCTCCTGGTGGAAGAATCCCCTCTACGCAATCGACCCGGTAGAGCTACTCCCGCAGCGTCTGAGCGATTATTTTGACGATATTGAGGCGAAGCAAGGTATCAGCCTGAACGAGCGCCAGAAAGCGTGGTATTACGCCAAAGAGAAAACGCTCGGCGACGACATGAAGCGCGAGTATCCATCGATACCGGCTGAAGCATTTGAACAGTCGGTCGAAGGGGCCTACTACGCCAAACAGTTCCGCTGGCTCTATACCAACAAACGCATTGGCACCCTGCCTGATAACTCACACCTGCCGGTTCACACGTTCTGGGATATTGGTGTGGGCGACTCAACGGCTATCTGGTTCGTGCGCGAAGTTGGCGAAGAGTTTCACATCATCGACTACTACGAAAACTCCGGCGAAGGGCTGCGCCACTACATGAAGATGCTGAAGGACCGTGGCTATGAATACGGTGAGCACTGGGGGCCGCACGATATTGAAAACCGTGAGTTCGGCTCTGATGCCAAGTCCCGCAAAGAGCTGGCGCGTGAAGGGTACGAAATCGACGGTCAGACATATTCAATGACCTTCAAGGTTGTACCGAAAACTGGCGTTGATACCGGAATAGAGTCCGTGCGTGAAATCCTGCCTAAGTGCGTATTCGACGAAGAGAAGTGCGCTGAAGGCATCACCCACCTCGAAGGCTATCGCAAAGAATGGGACGACAAGCGCGGCTGCTGGAAAGACAAGCCACTTCACGATCACACATCACACGGCTCCGATGGGTTCCGCTACTTCGCTGTCGCGAAGAACAACCACAAGTCAGTCGGCGCAATCTTCTTCTAAGGAGCACCAGTGAGTGAATTAACAACCGAGGCGCAATTCCTCGTTAACGCCCTTACTGATGCTATAGGGCGCCAGCGCATGATGTATGGCGCCAGAAATGGCAACACCAAGCGCACAAAGCTGTACGAGGAGTTCGGCTATCCCGATGAACTCGGATTCGACCAGTATTACCGCGCCTATGAGCGCAACCCTGTCGCCTATGCCGCCGTGCATAAACTGCTGGAATCGTGCTGGACGGATAAACCGACGATTATCGACGGTGACGAAAATAAGGAATCGACCGAAACCACGCCGTGGGAGAAGACAGCAACCAAGCTGCTGAGTAAGCACTGGGCGAAAATAAAAGATGCCGACCGCCGCAATCTGGTTGGCAGATATTCAGCGCTGCTTATTCAGTTCAAAGATGGACGCGAGTGGAAAGAACCAGTAGATACCAACGTTGTTTCCCGACTTCGCGATAAGGCGATCGTCAAACTCATCCCTGCATGGGAATCGCAGATTAAGCCTGGCAACTTCGACACAGACACCATGTCGGAAACGTACGGAGAGCCGGTTAACTACCAGTTCAATGAGCAGCCAGTGGGTGACGATGGCACATATGGGCCGGTGCGCAGCGTTACAGTGCATCCGGATCGCGTCATCATCCTGTGTGAAGGTTCTGAAGATGAAAACATGCTTTCCGGCGTGCCATTCCTCCGCGCTGGCTATAACAAGCTGCTGGACCTCGAGAAAATCTCCGGCGGTAGCGCAGAAGGCTTCCTGAAGAACGCCAGTCGTCAGTTGGGCATTAGCTTCGACGCGCAGACGGACATGGTGGCGATCGCCAAGATGGCGAAAGAGGCCGGTTACGAAAACCTCGGCGAAGCGATGAACGACAAGATGATGAAGCTGAATCGCGGTACTGATTCGGCGCTTGTCACTCAGTCAGGCACCACATCGGTTCTGTCAGTCGCTGCAGCCGATCCGGCGCCAAGCTGGACAGTCACAGCCAACGAGTTCTCATCATCAATTCAATGCCCGTTCACCATACTGTTTGGTCAGCAGACCGGCCGTCTCGCCTCGGATGAGGATAAAGCAGACTGGGCTAAGCGCTGTAACGGTCGTCGCTGGGGATTCCAGACTGCAGTCGTTCAAATGCTGCTGGAAAGGTTCTGGAATCTTGGCGCTATCGACGCGCCAACATCAGGCGAGGTCACGCTGGCATGGTCTGACTTACTCGCCCCAAGCGAGAAAGAGAAGATCGCCAATATGCAGGCAATGGCCACTGTTGCAAAAGACACGCAACAGGCATTCGGCACGCCAGCGATTGACGAAAACGAGGTGCGCACCGTCGGTGAACTTGAACCACGCAAAGCTCCTTCCACGCCTGACCCAAACAAAAAGATAAACGATAAGGACCCGCTGAATGATGACAACGCCAGCGAGAACCCGAATCGGAACACCGATAATTCCCCACAACAAAGCTGACCCGACGCAATCATCACGTCAGGTTGGCCGGATGTACCGCGACATCGATGATCGCTTTTACCAGATTAAACTCGCGCTTAAGCAGCTCTTTGATGAGCGGTTAACCGGCATCGAGCGCATCGGTAACGCTTCGCATGCGGTATACGGCGATGTGATTTACCAGGTTAACGCCGGTACCTACATATACGACATGACGGCCGCGCAACTGGCTGACCTGCTACAGCGTGTGCAACTGATACTTGACGATCACCTTCTCGACGGTGGCAGTCAAAACCTGTGGGCGCTGAGCTATGTAGCCGCAGAGTATGAGCGCGGTACGCGGCAGGCATTCACGAATCTGTCAGTACAATCGCCAGTCTACGAGCAGCAGACCACGCTGGCGCAGCTTCTGAGCAGCCCGGCATATCAGAACCAGATAGCAGCGGCTTACGTTTCCACCTATAGCGACTGGAAAGGCATCAGTGACGCAGCTCGTGCTGACCTGGCTAATGTGGTGTCCGACTCAATCGGTCGTGGCGTTAACCCGCGTGAAACTGCCCGCATAATCAGCAAGCGGCTTGACGTATCGATGGCGCAGGCCAAGAACATCGCTCAGACCGAGCAGGTAGGGGCATTACGCAAAGCGCAGTGGCTAGAAACGGATTGGGCAAAGGAAAGGTTAGGCCTGAATACTGCCATCCTCTGGCTTTCTGCACTGAAGCCCACAACGCGATCTTGGCACGCTGCCCGCCACGGACATACCTACACCACCGAGCAAGTCGAAGCGTTCTACGCCGAGCGAGGCAATAGGTATCACTGCTATTGCGGCAACGTGGCCTGTCTGCTGGATGACACAGGGAAGATCGTAAACACCGGACTCGTTGACAGGCTGAGCAAAGAGCGCAAGGAGTGGCAACAGACCACTTAACTATCCATCCCATGAGGACACAGCATGAAGCGCAATCGCGTTAACGTGCTGACCGTCGTCAACTCCGCTTCAAACATCACCACTGAAACCATCGACGGCAAACCACACATCGTGGTTCGCGGCATCACGCCTGTCGTGGACGATATCGTGATGAACCGGAAGTTGTACCCGGCAGCAGAAATTGAAAAGGCGTTTAACACGCTTGAGCGAAATCCAATGCCGTTCGGTCACCCGAAAGTGGATGGCAAACACGTATCGGCGCGTGACGTCCGCGCGGTGAACAACTATCACGTCGGTGCATGGCTCCAGAACGTAACTCACATTGACGGCAAGGTCGTAGGTGACATGTACGTTGACCGCCGCTATGCAGAAGCCAGCGACAACGGGAAGCGTCTGATTAACCGCCTGGATGAAATGGCAGCCAAAGCCAACGTTGAGCCGATCCACATCTCAACAGGCCTGCTTTATTCCGGCATCGCAGCTAACGGCGAGTCGAAGGGCAAGAAGTACAACGAAATCGCTACCAACATGATGTTCGACCACGTTGCGGTGCTGCTCGATGAAGCTGGCGCCGGAACGCCGGAGGATGGCGTAGGCATTTTCGTTAACTCCGATGGCACCGAGCAGGAGCTGGAAGTCGTCAAGCTCTCAGAAGGCCAGTCGCCCGATATCGATTCAACGCAAGACCCCGCTCTCAAATCAATTTTTAACCAGCTAAAGGCGTTTTTCAGCGCCAACAGCAATTCCGTCAAAGAGGAAGCAAACCCGATGAAAGAACTCATCACCAATGCGCTGAAAGCGAAAGGCATCGACGTTGAAGGCAAGTCCGATGCTGAGCTGATGGACGCTTACAACCAGATGGCCGCCGATGACGCCACAGCGAAAGCTGCAGCTGATGAAAAGGCCAAGAAAGAGAAAGAAGAGGCTGACAAAAAAGCCAAAGAGACCGCCACCAATAGCGATGAAGCTCCGGCATGGTTCAAGCCATTCGCCGAAAAACTGAGCACCATTGAAAGCGGTCTGGCGGTTAACTCTGACAAAGAGAAAGGCGAAAAACGCGCAGCTGTTAAAGCCAAGTTCCAGCTCGACGATCTGGCTGTTAATGCGCTTGATGGCGCAGCTCTCGACGGCTTGTATGCGCAATGCCAGTCATCTATCGGCCTGAACGGCGCTCGCCACCAGTCCACTACCAACAAATCATTCAGCGACATGCCGGAGTAAGAAATGGCTAAAGACGGTAAGCACGTAATCCACGCGGGCGGCATCTTTGCCAACCCGCAACTCCATCGGGAAGGTGCGGCAGCGGCTGATACCAAGCCCGGCACCATTGGTTTCTTCGATAACACAACCAAGAAATTCACCGCGTCTGTTGCCGGCAACGAGCAGGCGATCCTGTATATCGCCAACTATGACTACCTGCGCTGCAAAACTGTCGATGACACCATCGCTGCTGGCGAGTGGGTTGTTGCGATGCATCCAACGCCGGGCGTGTTCTTCAACGTTCCAGCCGCAACCGGCACTTACACAAAAGGCCAGCCGCTCTCGATCGCCAATGGTCGTGTGAAAGCTGTTGCAACCGACGAGTCTGTCCGCGCTTACGTGGAAGAAGACCGTTCATACACCATCGCGACAGCAGGTGACCTCCTGCGCGTTGTTATTAAGTAAGGAGCACCGAATGTTTGTATTCTCCACCAAAAAGGCGACCGAGACCGGCAATCTCGCGCACAACTCTGCGCAGTTCAAGCAGCTGACCGCTGCACGTAACGCCAGCGCACAGGCCGCCGCTGACTTTCTTGCTCGCACTCAGTGGCGCGGTGATGCCGAAGACGCGCCAGCACTCGACGCCGTGAACGCAGTTGATGACATTCGTCGCCTGTATCGCGCTTATGACCAAACTGTTTTGGCGCAATTTGAGCCGAACACCGAGTTCACGCTGCTGAATGACCTGATGCCGCTGGCACGATCTGTTCGCCTGGAAGAGTCGGTATATGAGTACGCTCGCACCGGCGGCCGTGGATGGGCTCACACCTCCATGTCTGGTCAGATTGGCGCGGCTCTGGATGCGAAGAGCTACACCTTCGACGGCACCATGGTTCCAATCCATGATTCCGGCTTCAAGTTCAACTGGCGTGACCCGGTATTCAACAAAGGCTCCGCATTGTCCTCACTGGCTGATGCTCAGGCAGGCTCAGTTGATGACGTGCGTCGTCAGTATGTCGATTACATCTGGGAAGGCTTCCGCGATGCCGCGGGCAACTACATCAACTTCGACGGCAAAACGTGGAAGGGCTTACGCCATGATGAGCGCGTTGCTCAGGTGACGCTGACCGTAAACTTTGCGACCAGTACCGATCCGAAAGCTATGCGTGCTGGCGCAATTGCGCTGCGTGATGTGCTGAAGCTGCAGAACCTGCAGTACGGCCAGCAGACCTGGTATGTTTCCAGCGAAATCATGTCGAACTGGGAGCAGTATTTCGATGTGAACTCGCTCCGTACCGTTCTGGAAGAGATCGCAAAACTGGCTGGTATCTCAGCTATCAAAGAAGACTCCGAGCTGTCAGGCAACGAAATCGTAATCGTTCCGCTGGCTGCCGGTGTCATCGCGCCAATCGTAGGTCAGGCATTCGGCACTGTTGCCGACCCGCGCCTGTTCTACAACAGCGATTACATCTGGCGCACATGGGGTGCTGCTGGCCTGATGGTCAAGCAGGACATCAACGGTCACTTCTCAGTTATCCACGCTTCGAGCTAAGGAAAAAACATGGCACTCGTAAAGGTATTGGTATCAAACCTCTTTGCCGGTGCCAGCTTCCAGAAACTGGAGGCTGGTCAGGTTTATGACGTGGATGATTCGGTAGCTGAAAAGTGGATCGCCAGCGGCAAGGCGGAGAAGACCACCGAGAAGAAAGGCGAGAAGCTGACCTTCGAAGTGGCAACCCCATCGGCGCCGGTTAGCACGGACACATCTGTGTTGCAGTCGAAACTGGATGAGGCGCTGGAGCAGCTGAAAACAGCTCATGATGCAGCCGAAGCTAAAGATGAAGAGCACGCCGCCGCGCTGGAGCAGCTGAAAACAGCTCATGCAACTGAGCTTGCTGCCGCAAATGACCGTGCAGATAAAGCTGAAGCCGCGCTGACAGCAGCAACCAAAAAGGACAAGTAATCATGGCAGTGCAGATAACGGCAGCGCAGGTCAAAGAGCAGTTATCTGCGCTGGGTTACACCATCCCGGACTTCATGATTGATGCCTACCTCTGCAAGCTGGGCAGTATAAGCATGTGCCTGGAGGCGGCTGGCTACGATGAATGCGATATGACACTTATTCAGGTGTACGCCGTCACCCTTATGGCTATCACCGCTTTCAGTCAGCGCATCAAATCACAGTCAGCGCCTTCAGGGGCGTCCCGATCGTTTGATTACAGCGGCGATGTGAAGACGATGCGCAATACGCTGGCGGCGCTGGACACATCAGGATGCACCGCGCTGTTGCCGATTGACGTTGGCACAAGCGTTGGCTTCTTCGATGTGATTGGTGGCTGCTGATGGACTGGCTACCGGCATCACAACCGCCCAAGCCATTCGAGCGCGTGTGGATAATGACGTCAAATGGCCGGCAGACAACCGGCTACGTGAACAGCGGTGGTGAGTGGGTAATCAACTGCCCGCGAATTGCTGCTGAGAAGCCCGTAGTGACCAGTTGGAGGAAATGACATGTCATCTTTAGCTAACTGGTCATACACCGCTCAGGCGACGATCTGGAAGCGCTCAGGCGCAAGCAATGACTACGGCGACCCGATGTTCGAAGCGCCACTGGTGATTGCCTGTGATTATCAGGGTGGGCTTTCAAAGCGGCTTGGCGACATCGGCGGCGAGAAGGTGGTTAAAAACACGATCTGGAGTGAATACGCACTGGCTGATACCGGTGATTACCTGCTTATTGGCGCATCTGACAACCCTGACCCGATTGCAGCCGGTGCCGATGAGGTGATGCAGGCTATCCGCTATGCAGACACTTTTGAGCGTACCGCAGACGATTTCGCGATTATCACTGGAGTGTAGCCATGGGCGTGAAAGTAAAAGGCATCAGGCAGGTTTCACGCAACGTTAACCGCGCTATCGACAACATACAGGACCGGCGTGTTGTTCGTGCTCTCACGAGCGCGATGGTAGTCGGCGCATCACAGGCAGCAATCTACACGCCAATCGATACGTCGTATTTGCTCAACAGCCAGTTCCGTGAAATCGTCGTTAATGGCGCTCGCATCACCGGCAGGGTTGGTTATACCGCTTCCTACGCCGCTTACGTGCATGACCCAGCAAATCCCCAGCGGTTCCGCCGCGCCACGGCTGAGAAAGAATTCCTGACCAAAGGGTTCGAAGAAAGCCGCGATGTGATTGACCGGGTAATAGCCAAGGAGATGTCATTTTGAATCCTCCAATGCATACGCGCGTGCGTAATCACTTTGTTGATGCTGGGCTTACCGCTGGGTTCATTACTCAGTTGCTGGTTTGGAATGACAGCGGCAAATTGACCGACTCATTCATGGTGTTCAGGCCAAATGGCGGATCACCAATCCGCGATGAATTGGGCGCCGAATATTACGTGATGGTTGACGTGATTGGAGCCAAGGGCGCAAACGGTGCAGTCGATGAGCGCGTTCAGCAGATTATCAGCAGCATTCAGAGTAACTCCATTTCAGATAGCTGTATCGGCTATATCGAAAACTTCAGCGGAATCCCCGCGCCGGTTCTCACCACCGAAGGCCGCCTGGTCTATCGGCTTCAGTTTGCAATCAAGTACGGCGAATAGCCGATAACACCAAAGAGGAATTACCCATGGCAGCAAATTGCCC